TGTATTGGTGGCGTTTGCCGAGCTATCGGTCTTAGCCGTCGATGTTATTTTTCGCCCGCTGGGGGAACCAGCCGCGAGGGTAAAGTCAGTGGAGGAAACTGCAGCCTCAGCCAGGATATTCGAACCCCCCGTTACCGTGGCGTAGGAATCGTTGAGCGCGTAGGCCGCCAGGACCAGCACCCGTTGCGCATTTGTTTTAATGTAATTCAATCCATTATCATGGACGTTGTCGTGGACCCATCTAGCCATTTACGTTACCCTCTGGTTGGTTTGGTTGCTGCCCGGATGCCGGGTCTGGAGTCTGTGTTGGATCAACTAAAAGCTCTGGGACAAGATCGATATCCTGCTTCGTCAACCCCGCATAAGTTCGATTTTCTAAAAGCTGAGACGCTACCACTCGTGGTGGAATTACCCCTAAATCCATTACGTAAATTTTGTCACGTTCTGCGTTCTTCTGGTCGATTTCGGCCTGGACATCTGGTGCCGTTTTCCACAATGGGTTGAAAATGAGCCGTGTATTTTCGACCTTAGCGCCAAACTCCGATATCATAACCAGCTCATTTAGCCGTTCCAAACGTGGACGCAAATCCACTTCTTGCTCGTTAGAAACGGATTTTAAGAAATTCCTTTCATCGCCTTCCCCCGTAGCATTCAAGCCACGGGCAGCCTCGCCAAACAGGCGACTTACCGGGGTATCCGCCGCCCCAGCCACATCGATTTTTACTTGCTCCCAGATATCCGCGATACCTGTAAAGGTATTAGATTTTTTGTCGTATTCCTCTTCGGCATCTATGAGCAGCGTGCGACTTACAGATTTCATCGTTTGGGAAACCACGAAACGATCAATAACCTGCTGCTCACCATCTTTAGTGGTCATCTTTTTTGCGATGCCCGGGGATTTGAGCACGTCGACAGACGCCTCAAAGATCATGGCCCCTACCGCGGAACGAATCCCATCATAACCCTTCAGGTTATCCAAGAGATTTTGAATCACTGAATCATGCCAGCGATTGTTCTGGAGCCATTCACGATAAGGGATTTTGACGCCATCAAAGCGAATCACCCGTGTATAGTGAATATCGATATTCGATAGCAAGATGGTGTAGAATTGGGGTAAGCGGAAGTGTGGGTCGGTGATATTGTTAACGACCTGGGTCGACGGTGCTACCTCGTATCGGTTAAGCACCTGGAGATAGGCTAGTGCGCCTTTGCCTAATCGTTCCGGGACCAGGGGGGTTGATAGGTCTTCGCTTTGGATTCCAAGCACGAGTAGGGAACCACCGAATAGGCGGGCCCAAACGATAGCCTCGAATACTTTCTCACGGACATTGAGCTTTTTCTCGTATTCAGCAACCCGTAATGAGTTGGTATCCCCGTCCTCATCGAAAATCACGGTGTACCATTCCCGCGTCATTTCCTTGGCACGTTCGTTGATGATTTTACGCGCCAGCCAGGAGCCACGATAGATGTTGTTTAGTTGCGATTCAGTAAGCGGAATGGTGGGAGCGTAAGAGGAATAGGAAGCCTTATCACGGGCTGTTCCCAGCCCAGCGACGACATTTTGAAACGAGTCCATCACGCCAGTTATCCAACTCATACTACGTCCCAAAGTGAAACTTTTTGCGGGGCCATGTCGCTGATTGCGTCGCACATGGGGTCTATCTGATCATCAAAATCATGCGTATCATCGGCGGTGAACGCCTCGCATTCAGCCAGAAAATCATTCACGAAAGGCGCGTCCGTGGGCAGCCACACATACCCGGATTTTATGTAACCCAGTATATCGCAGACCCGCTCGTATTTATCTGTGCTTCGAGGAATCCCTTCCACCGGGATTTCATACTCTTCCTCGAGCTTCTGAATCAGCCCAGTCCCGGAAACCTTATCCTCGATTTTCACGCACCGCAGTTTACCATAGGTGAGCTCCTTATCCAGCTCCTTATGCTTGGCCCAAAAGACCTTTAGCCGCCGTTCCAGCTCTGGCGCAGGCCACTTACCACGAATCTGATCGATCAGGAAAATGCCTCCATTCCGCCCAAGGCCCCACACCTGAAAGACACTGTAGTCATTCGCGCGTTTGGTTTTTTGCGCCGTGTCTGCGTACATAACCCGGTACTGCAGGGGTGGAAGCTGCTCATAAAATCGAAACCAAGACGTAAGGATAATTTCTCCACCGGGCACCTGTGGGTTGCCTTGATACAGTGCCTGCGCGTTGGTGGGTGCCATTAGGCTCATTACATGCTGGAGAAAATCGAGGGACTTGAGCTCTGGAAAGAGCGCTTCCCCCTCTCGCCGATAGGGCTCATCAGCAACCGCGATGGCCGGGTAATTTTTCACCCGCAGCTTATCGCTCAGCTCGGAGGTAAGCAGCCGTGACAACGGGTCATCCACATGCCACCGCGTCATAATGAAGATCAGCCCACATATAGATGAAAACCGGGTCATGAAATCATTGGTCAGCCATTCCCAAGTCATATCCCGGATCAGCTCAGAGCTGGCAGCCTCCCGTCCCTTGATCAGATCGTCTAAAACCCCCAGATCCATGGACTCCCCGGTAATGGAACCCCGCACGGTTGTGTTACGGAAAAACCCAGGATGCGCGGTTAGCTCCAGCAACTCACGGTTACGGGTCTTTGCCTCACCGTTAATCGTATTGCGCCCAGCCCCCTTGGGCAGGGTAACCCCAGGGAAAACGCGTTGGTATTTGGGAGATGATAGCAGCCGCTGGATGGCCAGGTTGGCCCGGATCCCCAGACGGTCAGAGAAGGAAGCGTAGATGGAACGGGTGGCCGGCAGCTTGCCCAGGAACCAGGCGATGAAGTCAACCACCGTGGTAGTTTTACCGTGCTGAGGTGGGGTGGAGATTACCAGGATGGGCCGTTCCCCAGCTATGTAGCTGTGGTAAAACTGCTGAAGCTCATGGCAAACATCAGCGACAAACCAATTCACCTTGAGGTTGGGGTGCATATAGCGTCGAAACGCGTAAAACGATTCCCGCGCCTCATGGGCCATCAGGCGATCCAGCAGCTCAACATCAGTGGCGCGGTACATCGTCATGGTCAGATACCTTGGTTGCCAGGAAAGCCACCTGCTCCTGGATTAAGATATTTGTGGGGAGGCCCCGGCGGTTCATCTCCGCGATAATCTCCTCTCGGGTCATGTCCTTGTCTTGCACCGTAACCTCCAGAGTAGCCTCGTTGTTGGTTTTTACCGTCATCTCACGTGGGATGATCCGACCCACCAATGCCAAGAAGGCCACCGGGTTCTTGATGGCTTGGGCAGACAAGTAGCGCCTGCCACCCACGTCTGACAAAGCCCCCAAGATCATCTCCTTCACGTCCCGGGTAATCAGGTTTGAGGAACCCATCTTTCGACCGGAGTTCTCCCCCTTTTCATGGCCGGGTTGGGCCCCCGGTAGTCGCTTAGCGGCAGTGGCCTTGGCTTGGGCCTTGGCCTCCACCACTTTGGTCTCCACCATCTTGGCTTTGAGCGCCGTTTCCGCTGCTGCTAAGGCAGCTTGGGCCTTGGCCAGGCGGGCCTCCTCCTTGGCTGCGATCTTCTGCAACTCCAGCTCTCGGCGGTAGATGGCGGCTTTGGTCGACCCCTTAGGTCGCCCCATTGGCCGTTTAGGCTTATCTGGACTGGCCATTACACAACAATCTCCAATAGTGGATTAGCATAACTTGTTGAAATCATTGCACTTTTTGTGTGGTTTTCACAAATTAAACATTGTTTAATTATTGATTTTACAATAATTATAACTATAGCATACTTTGCAGTTTATGTACATACATAGACCTAAGTAATTGATTTTATTACTTTAACTTAATCACCACAAAGTCACCTTAGTTGTGGGGCGTTCCTTTAAGGCCCCACGTCTCCACAAACCATCCTCACCCCACCAATTACCACGGGCGCTTGTGCACCTGATAACACTGGCTCCCGTACCCACGCCATACGTGTCCACCATGCATGAGTCAGCGCCCGGTGAAAATCAATTTATGGGGGTGGTCGTTGATGCTGTTGGGGAGCCCTCCACAAGCAAATTTCAGAATTTCAGAATAATTAGCCCTATATTTATATAGCCTATACTATACTATATCTATATTCTTTTACTTTTTTTACCTATATTATAGGTAGTTAAATATTCTGAAATCTGAAATAACCTAAAATAACAGCCTTAAAACTATTTACACGTTTAAAATTCTATGTTATTATTTATGCCGTTCAAACCTCCCACAATAAAAAATGCACTAAATCAATAACTTATATGGAGTTACGCCATGCCAGCGCAAAACACGCAAAAAAATGATAACATAAAGACACTTTTTTCTACCTTAGTTTTTGGCTTTTCCCGGCAGCAGCGATTGGCTCATCGAGTCGCAATTGAGGCCGTTGCTGCAGAATTAGGGCTCGACAAAAAAGACGTCGATCAGCTTTTCGTAGACCGCCGCGGGGCCCATTGGCAGTCCTATGAGTCCATTGAAAGCCGAGTTCCATGTTACGAAGTGCGGTATCGCACGGCCGGAAAAGTGGAGTTTTTAACCATGAATGAGGTAGCGCAATTGGTA